ATTAGTGGTAGATCATTTACAAGAAGTTTATTTAATCAAATGACACCGTTCATCTTAGCATTAAGTTAGTATGGCACAATTATCACTCAATAATTTCAAAACAGTAACACTAGAAGTAACTACAGGTATTCAGACTGTATATACTGCACCCACTGGATATACTTCTATTGTGTTATATGCCCATGTAACAAATATTGGATCAGCCACAGAAACGGTGACTGTTTCTCATAAAAGAAGCACAACATCTACAGAAATTGCAAAAGCAGTAGCAGTTCCTCCAAATGATGCATTTGTGCCAATGGATGGTAAGTTGGTTTTAGAAACCAGTGATTCTGTGGTTATTTCCGCAAGTGCAAACTCTACATTCAAATTGATCTTAAGTATTCTGGAAACTGCAAATGCCTAAACTCATTAGTCAAAAAAACTTTTCCAATATCAATGTATCTGGAGTTACAACAACAACTTCAAGTCAATTTGCTTTGGATAGTTTTCTGAAGAGTTCTTTCAGATCAGCAAAATATCAGATTCAAATAGACCAAGGATCGTCTTATCAAACAACTGAATTTTTAGTTGTTCATGATGGTAGCACTACTTACAATACTGAGTTTGCAATTGTAAAGAGTGGAGGAGTTCTTTCAACATTTGATAGTGACATCTCTGGAAATTATGTAAGACTTTTAGCAACTCCATTTTCGGCGGCAACTCCAGTGAACTTTAAAATTATCCGAACAACTATTGATTCATAAATATAAAAAGATCCTTGATATCTTTTAATGAAATCTCAGTTTACCAAATTTACCCATAAGACTCCACATCTTGGGAAAAAGCAACACCAACTTGATCCCAACTTGGATTTAAAACAGTTAGTTCATCACGCATCAGTTCAGTATGTTGATCGTGATGCTGATGGGGATGTGGACATTTATGATAATCCCAAAAAACCAGTTCCTGATGAAAATCCAATCAAGGACTTTGGAAAGGTATCTAAAACTTTGATCGCAAAACAAAAAGGTGAAATTAAGCATACTAGAAGAGGTATGGCTTATGAAGATCTTCGTAAGTGGTTTGGAACTGGTGGAGAAGGTGGTGTAGGTGGTGGTGGATGGGATCGTTATAATACTAAAGGAGAAAGAATTGGTAAATGTGCTCGTGAACCCGGAGAGGGTAAACCAAAATGTCTTTCAAAAGAAAAGGCAGCAAAAATGTCCAAGGATGAGATTGCTGCTGCTGTAAGAAGAAAAAGAAAATCAGATCCAGTAGCAGATCGTCCAGGCAAAGGAGGAAAACCAAAGATGGTATCCAATAAGATCAAAGAAGAAACTCACGAATCAGCTCTTCCTGATTGGAATGGTCCCATGTTCTCAGCAAATCAAAAGAGATTTTGTCCAAAGTGCCAAAAGAATGAAACTCAAATGGAGTGTAAATATGGACCGAAGTATTGGGCATTATATTCATTACCATCATCAATCATTACGAATCAAATGAAATACGATATCGCACAACTTCATCCAGCAAATGAAGAGAAAGATCCTTGCTGGACTGGATATAAACAAGTTGGTATGAAGAAGAAAGGTGGAAAAAAAGTTCCTAACTGCGTTCCAGAACACACTGGAATTGTTGGAAAGATTCTCGAACAGATTGCTGGAGAAGAAGAACTTCAGAATCTTGAAGAAAAGAATGTTCCTACCAATCCATCTCTCTGGTCTAAAATGAAGTCCAGAGCAAAAGCAAAGTTTGATGTTTATCCTTCAGCTTATGCTAATGGTTGGGCAGCAAAAGAATACAAGAAAGCTGGTGGTGGTTGGAAGTCGGTAAGTGAGGAAGTTGAACTTGATGAAGCAGTAAGAGTCCCAGCAAAAACAGGAAACTTAATGCACGTAATGTTGACTTGGAAGGGTAAGATCTATTCACTGAAGATGTTCTTCCCACAAGTATCTCTTCCAAGTAGAAGTGATGTTCAGGATCAGATTGAAAAGGTTTATCCTGGATCTAGAGTTCAATCATACCATGTATCAGAGTATCAACCAGGCGAACCAATTGTTCATACTGAAGGAGCTGCTTGGACTCGTAAAGAGGGTCAGAATAAAGAGGGTGGACTTAATGAAAAAGGACGCGAATCTTACGAAAGAGAAAATCCAGGATCTGATCTTAAGTCGCCAAGTAAGAAGGTTGGAAATCCCCGCAGGGCATCATTCTGTGCCCGGATGTCCGGAATGAAGAAGAAATTAACTTCCTCAAAAACTGCTAACGATCCCAATAGCAGAATCAATAAGTCCCTTAGAGCTTGGAACTGCTAATGACTGGATCTATTAAAATTTTAGGAAACTCTCAACAATTATCAGGAATAGGAACGACAGTTTCAGATATTAATGGACTTGGATCACAGTATGTTTTAATTCAACATACTGGATCTGGAAATCACTATATAATTGAAAAAACTGGTGATGGAGTCACTGTTGGAACAGTTTATATGCCGTCCGAATCATTTCTATTAATCAAAAAAGAAAGAACTAATATTATATCTGTTAATAGTGGAAATGATATTTACGCAACTTCTGTAGTGTATCAAGGATAAAAACATTTTATGAGTGATGTATATCTTGGCAATCCACTTCTTAAGAAGGCTAATACACCAATCGAGTTTACTCAAGATCAGATTCTTGAGTTTGTACAGTGTAAAGAAGATCCGGTTTACTTTGCAAAGAACTATGTGAAGATTGTGACACTGGATAAGGGACTACAACCTTTTCAGATGTATCCCTTTCAGGAGAAGTTAGTTAATAATTTTCACAATCACAGATTTAATATCTGTAAGATGCCACGACAGACGGGTAAATCAACCACTGTAGTGTCCTTTCTGCTCCATTATGCCGTCTTTAATGATAATGTGAACATAGGTATCCTTGCAAACAAAGCAGCAACTGCAAGGGAACTCCTGGATAGGTTACAAACTGCATATGAGAACCTTCCCAAGTGGATGCAACAAGGTATTATATCATGGAATAAGGGTTCTTTAGAATTAGAGAATGGATCAAAGATTTTGGCGGCTTCTACGTCTGCAAGTGCTGTCCGAGGCATGTCATTCAATATCTTGTTCCTTGACGAATTTGCGTTCGTTCCAAACCATATCGCAGATTCCTTCTTTGCATCTGTTTATCCTACTATTACTTCTGGTAAGAGCACGAAAGTAATTATCGTTTCTACACCACACGGTATGAATCACTTCTACCGTATGTGGCACGATGCGGAAAAGAAGAAGAACGAATATATCCCAACTGACGTTCACTGGAGTGAAGTTCCTGGCAGAGATGAGGTGTGGAAGGCTCAAACAATAGCAAACACATCCGAACAACAGTTTAAGGTTGAGTTTGAATGCGAGTTTTTAGGGTCTGTTGATACTCTGATTGCTCCTAGCAAACTGAAGAGTTTAGTTTACGATCATCCACTCAAACGAAGTGCTGGTTTGGATGTTTATGAGGATGTAAAAGAGAATCATGATTATGTAATCACTGTTGACGTTGCTCGTGGAGTTGGAAACGATTACTCTGCCTTTACAGTTATAGACATTACAACTTTCCCACACAAAGTAGTTGCAAAGTATCGGAACAATGAAATTAAACCGATGTTGTTCCCAAGTATTATTGTGGATGTTGCAAAGAATTATAATGATTCTTACATCTTATGTGAAGTAAATGATGTTGGAGATCAGGTTGCAAGTATTGTTCACTATGACTTAGAGTACAATAATCTTCTTATGTGTTCGATGCGTGGTAGAGCTGGACAAATTGTTGGACAAGGGTTCTCTGGAAAGAAAACTCAACTTGGAGTTAAAATGTCCAAGACTGTTAAGAAGGTTGGATGTTTAAACCTCAAGACGATGATTGAGGAAAACAAACTTCTTCTTAATGATTATGAAATTATTGCAGAACTTACAACCTTTATTCAAAAACATAATTCATTTGAGGCAGAAGAAGGTTGCAATGATGACCTGGCTATGTGTCTGGTGATTTATGCTTGGTTAGTTGCTCAAGATTACTTTAAAGAACTTACTGATCAGGATGTTCGTAAGAGAATCTATGAAGAACAAAAGAATCAGATTGAGCAAGATATGGCACCTTTTGGATTTATTGTTGATGGGACAGATAGTGGTAGTTTTGTAGATTCTGATGGAGATAGGTGGTTTACTGATGAATATGGTGACAGAGCATATATGTGGGAGTATCTATCCTGATGGACTTGGACGGTCAAATTAAACTTGGACATTTACTTCTTAATGATAGAAAGTGCAGATCTTGTGGAGAAGTAAAAAATCTCATTGAGGGATTCTATAGAACAAGAAAAGATAGAGGCCAAGTTCCATCTTCATATTCTTATGAGTGTAAAGATTGTACTATAAAAAGAATAATATCTGAGAGAAAAAGAAAAAATCCTTTTGTAGATTGGTCATATCCTGATTGGTAGTTGTTCATACACTATTTCCCCATTCAAAAAGTTCATTTTCATAAATATTTTCAGACAAACTGAAGTATCAGGAGAAAAACATGGCGACTCCTCAATTATCTCCAGGCGTACTCGTCAGAGAGGTTGATTTAACTGTAGGGAGAGCTGATAATGTTTTAGATAATATTGGAGCAATTGCGGGTCCTTTCTCAATTGGTCCAGTTGACGATCCAATTGACATTACCACAGAACAAGAACTCATCAACGTATTTGGAAAACCACTCTCTACGGATGGCCAATACGAGTATTGGATGAGTGCATCATCATTCCTTTCTTATGGTGGTGTTCTTAAGGTTGTAAGAACAGATGGTTCTTCCCTCAACAACGCAAATGCTGGTGTAGGTTTTGCATTTACAACCTCACTCAAAATTAAAAATTTTGATGATTATCAAGCAAACTATGCTGATGACATTGCAGATTATGTGTTTGTCGCAAAGAATCCAGGTTCTTGGGCAAACAACCTCAAGATCTGTGTAATTGACGACAAAGCAGACCAAACTCTTGGAATTACAACTACTAATCCAGGTGATGCTGGTGCAGTTATCGGATACGGTGTAACAACTCCTCTTGTAAACGCTGTTATTCCTGGTGTTGGTTCAACCACAGGATTTAATGGATACATCAAGGGTATTATCACTGGTGTTTCTACAGCTTCTACAACTGGTAGCAGCACGATTGATATTAAGGTTCTGTCGAGAGTTTCTACAGCAACCACAGATAACGGAACTGAGTATCCTATCTCATATGCTCAAGGAAACGCAAACGCAGCTTTCCAAGCATCAGATTCAATTATCTTCTACAATAACTCAGGTATTGCAACAGGTAATGGAACTGTTTCTGCAGTAACTACAATATCAGATTGGTATGGTTCACAAACTCTGAATCTTACAAATACAACAATCTTCTGGAGTTCGATTGCACCCAAGCCAATCAGCAATGGATATGTTCTTGATAGACAGGGTAAAAATGATGCTCTGCACGTAGTTGTTGTTGATGATACTGGTTCAGTAACTGGAATTCAAGGAAACCTTTTAGAGAAGCACTTGAATCTGTCCAAATCAACTGATGCAATTTCTGCAGTCAACGCACCACAAAGAATCTTCTGGAAAGATTATCTTGCACTCTTCTCGTCTTATGTTTATGTTGGAGATAATCCATCAACAGGCAATGACACATATAATGGAACATCTCCAATTGCTGAAGGATTCTCTTCAGGATTTACTAAGATCACTGAAAGTGCAGGTCAGTGGAACCAACTTGCTCAAGGTGTAACATTTAGTTCACTTGGCAATATTACCTATACTCTTGGTGGAGGTGTTAATTATTCAGCATCAAACGGAATGACCGCATCTCTTGGCAATCTGTTTACTTCATACAATCTCTTCTCCAACAAAGACGAAATTGCTGTTGATTACCTGATCATGGGTCCTGGAATGGGCAATAAGTTTGAGTCCCAGGCAAAGGCAAATCAATTGATTTCTATCGCAAATAATAGAAAAGATTGTATCGCAGTCATCTCTCCACACAGAGCAGATCTGATTCAAGGAGATGGTGGTCCTATCACCAATACCGATACTCAAACTAATAACATTATTCAGTTCTTTGCTCCACTTTCTTCTTCGTCCTATGCAATCTTTGATAGTGGTTATAAGTACACCTACGACAGATTTAATAACAAGTTCCGTTACATCCCATGTAACGCTGATGTTGCAGGTCTGTGTGTAAGAACTTCGATCTTTGCTTATCCTTGGTTCTCACCAGCAGGACAACAAAGAGGAATTTTGAACAACGCGATCAAACTTGCATACAATCCAAATAAAGCACAGAGAGACCAACTTTATCCAGTAAGAATTAACTCTATTGTTAATCAACCTGGAATTGGTATTCTTCTCTTTGGTGACAAAACAGCTCTTGGATATGCATCAGCATTCGACAGAATTAACGTTCGTCGTTTGTTCCTGACAGTAGAGCAAGCACTTCAGAAGTCAGCAGAAGCACAACTCTTCGAACTGAATGATCAAATCACTAGAGCAAACTTTGTCAATATTGTTGAACCATATCTCCGTGATGTTCAGGCAAAGAGAGGACTTTTTGGATTCTTGGTTATTTGTGATGAAACAAATAACACTCCTGACGTAATTGATAACAATGAGTTCAGAGCTGACATCTTCCTGAAGCCAGCTAAGTCTATTAACTACGTTACACTTACCTTCGTTGCCACCAGAACTGGTGTAAGTTTCGAAGAAGTTGCTGGTAGAGTTTGATTTTAGATTATAAATTACTAAAGGAGGAACCTAAAAATGGCACAAATCCCAACAAGAGGCATTTCACAATTTAAATCAAAACTTATTGGTGGAGGTGCTCGTCCTAATCTTTTTGAGGTTGACGTTACTTTCCCAGCTGGTGTCAATCTTTCAGTTCAAGGTGATGGAACCGGTCAGTTTGACAAAGAAAATTTCCGTTTCCTTTGTAAGACTGCTGCACTTCCAGCTTCAACTGTTACTCCAATTCCCGTTCCTTTTAGAGGAAGAGAATTGAAAGTTGCTGGTGATAGATCAATCGACGTTTGGACAGTATCGGTAATTAATGATGAAAACTTCTCACACAGAAGAGCGTTTGAAGCTTGGGTTCAAAACGTAGCTCAGTATGGAGATCATTCTGGTTTAACCAACCCTAATGATTACATGGGAAATGCTATTGTTTATCAACTTGGCAGAAGTGCATCAAACACTCAGGGAAATAACACCACTGGAGAAAATGCCAATATTTTGGCACAATATCGTTTTATCGATATTTTCCCAACTGGTATTTCTGAGATTGGACTTTCTTATGACCAAGGAAACACTATTGAAGAGTTTACTGTTGAGTTCCAAGTTCAGTACTGGTTCCCAGAGGCAGCTGGAACTGGAGCATAATAAATAGATCATAAGTAGACAAGAACTTTAATAATGGCAAAATTATTTGGATTCTCTATTGAGGATACTGAACCACTATCTCCGAGTACAGTCAGTCCTGTTCCTCCCAATAATGAGGATGGGACTGACCACTACTTGAGTAGTGGTTTTTTTGGTTCTTATGTTGATATTGAGGGAGTTTATAGAACTGAGTTTGATTTAATTAAACGATATCGTGAGATGGCACTTCATCCAGAATGTGATAGTGCTATTGAAGATATTGTAAACGAAGCAATTGTATCAGATACGAATGATAGTCCTGTTCAGATTGATTTAGATAATCTGAACGCAAGTGACGGTATTAAGAAAAAAATCAGGGATGAGTTTAAGTATATTTTAGAACTGTTAGATTTTGATAAAAAGTCTCACGAAATCTATAGAAATTGGTACATTGATGGTCGTCTTTACTATCATAAAGTAATCGATTTAAAAAATCCACAAGAAGGTATTCAAGAACTCCGGTATATTGACGCACTTAAGATGCGTTATGTAAGACAAAATAAGAAGAAAAAAGACGACGGAAATACTTTTGCCAAAATAAGATCTGATAATCCTATGGATTATGAGTTCCCAGAACTAGAAGAGTATTTTGTTTATAGTCCCAAAACTGCATATCCAACAGCAAATCCAGCTGCAGTTGGTACAAGTAATGGAATCAAAATGTCAAGAGATTCTATTACATATTGCACATCAGGTCTTGTAGATAGAAATAAGGGATCAACTCTTTCATACTTACACAAAGCAATTAAGTCACTCAATCAATTAAGAATGATTGAGGATAGTCTTGTTATCTATCGTTTATCTCGTGCACCTGAAAGAAGAATTTTTTACATCGATGTAGGTAATCTTCCTAAGATCAAAGCAGAACAATATCTTCGTGATGTTATGATGCGTTATCGTAACAAACTTGTTTATGATGCATCTACTGGAGAGATTCGTGATGATAAAAAGTACATGAGTATGTTAGAAGATTTCTGGCTTCCTCGCCGTGAAGGTGGTAGAGGTACTGAAATTTCTACTCTTCCTGGTGGTCAAAATCTTGGAGAGATTACAGATATTAAGTATTTCCAAGAAAAGCTTTATAAGTCACTAAATGTTCCTCCAACCAGAATTGGTGGAGAAGGTGGATTTAATCTTGGTCGTTCATCTGAAATTTTAAGAGATGAACTTAAGTTTAGTAAGTTTGTTGGACGTTTGAGAAAGAGATTCTCAAATATGTTCAGTGATATGTTGAGGACTCAATTGATTCTCAAAAATATTATCACTCCTGAAGATTGGGAGATTATGAATGAACATATTCAATATGATTTCCTTTATGATAATCACTTTGCAGAACTAAAAGATGCAGAGTTGTTGAATGAAAGACTTGCTCTTGTTGGAACTGCAGAACCTTATGTTGGTAAGTACTTCTCAGTTGATTATGTAAGACGTAAGATTCTGCGTCAAACAGATCAAGAAATCATTGAACAAAATGAATTAATTTCAAAGGAAATTGAAGACGGAACAATTCCTGATCCTGCTATGATGTCTATCGATCCACAAACTGGACAACCAATGGCAGCTGCAGGTGGAGCAGCTGCTATGGATTTAGGTCAACCAGTTATGGAACCTGATATAAGAGATCAAGAAAAATCAGTAGAAGTCCCAGAGGGTGGAGAAATTTAATAAATAAGAAAGACATTTAATTTTACAAGTATGGATGAATTAATGGATATGATCGTATCTGATGACAGTCCTTCTCAAATCAGTGACAAAATCAAAGACATTCTTTTCTCAAAAGCTGCAGAAAGAGTTGATGATTATAAACCAGTAGCAGCAAATGCTCTATTTGGAAATGAAGAGGATACTGAAGACTACGAAGAATCATAAATAAAAAGTATAAGACTTTATCATAAAAATGCAAAGAACTAAGATAATTGAGACTGAAGTTTCCACAGGTGCTTCTGCTGGTACTGCTACAAGTATCGGAAGTGCTACTTGTGTAAGAGTTCACAATAACACTGCTGGTATTGTTACTGTTGGAGTTTCAACTATTGTTGGAGCAGCCACAACTAATTATTTTTCTATGCCAGCAAACTCTGTCGAATTTCTTGAGAAACTTCCAACTGATGTTATCTGGACTTCATCATCTATCAAAGCATCAAAAGTAGGATTCACTAACTAAAGCCATGAAACTCATCAGAGAAGAAATCGAACAGGTCGAATTTATCGTCGAAAACAAGAACGGTAAAAAGTCACTTTTCATCGAAGGAGTTTTTCTCCAGGGAAACATCAAGAACCGTAATGGTCGTATGTACCCTATGGAAACTCTTCGTCGTGAAGTGTCTCGTTATAATGAAAATCATGTTGCTCAAGGTAGAGCACTTGGAGAACTTGGACATCCAGATGGTCCTACCGTAAACCTGGATAGAGTTTCTCATAAAATTGTTTCTCTGAGAGAGAGTGGATCTAACTTCATTGGAAAAGCAAAGATTCTTTCTACTCCTATGGGTAAGATTGCAGAATCTTTAATTTCTGAAGGTGTAAAACTTGGCGTTTCTTCTCGTGGTATCGGTTCTCTTCGTATGACTAGAGAGGGAATCAACGTTGTAGGTGAAGACTTTATGTTAGCAACTGCAGCAGATATCGTAGCAGATCCTTCAGCTCCAGATGCTTTTGTCTCTGGAATTATGGAAGGTAAAGAGTGGGTATGGGATGGTGGAATTCTCCGTGAAAAATATGCGGAGAAGACTTACAAGACTATTAATACTCTTGTAGACCAAAAAAGACTGGATGAGAATAAGTTGAACTTATTCAACGATTTTCTCACAAATCTTTAATTTATAAATAAATATAGTTTATAACTAAGGTTAAACGGAGAGTTCAAATGTCTCGTGGAGATTTACAAGAAATGGAAGTAGGCACTAAGCAATCCAAAACCGCCGTTAATGCTGGAGCAAAAGCAGCGGAAACAATGGATACTTCAATTGCTGGTTCATATGAAGATCTGGGTGGTCCTACCCCAGAAAATTATAGATCCGATGATGATTCGGCAAAGCTGAAAACCCCTGGCAAGACCCTTTCACAAGTAAAGGATGTTGTCAATAAGGGAGCTAAAGCATCTGATGCTATGAAGGCGGTTAAGGAAGAAGAAGAACTTGAAGATGAAGAAGTTCTTGCCGAAGTTGAAGAGACTGAAGAAGAAGTTGTAGAAGAAGAGACTGAAGAGTATGACATCGAAGAAGATGTTAATGCACTTCTCGGTGGTGAAGAACTCTCTGAAGAGTTTAAAGAAAAAGCAAAGACTATCTTTGAAGCAGCTCTGATCTCTAAGGTTGGAGAAATCAAAGAAGCTCTTGAATCACAATATGAAGAAAGACTTGTAGAAGAAGTCGAAGAAATCAAAGAAGCACTTAAGGAAAGAGTTGATTCTTACCTTGAGTACGTTGCCGACGAATGGTTCACCGAAAATGAACTGGCAGTCGAGCAAGGTCTTAAGACTGAAATGACCGAATCCTTCCTTGAAGGAATGAAGGATCTTTTTGAAGCACATTATGTAACAATCCCTGAAGATAAATATGATGTTCTTGAGAGCATGGTAGAAAAACTTGATGACATGGAGACAAAACTCAACGAGCAGATTGAGAAGAATATCCAACTTAACCAAAGACTCGCAGAGTCGGTTGCTGATGGTATCTTCGATCAGATTTCTGAGGGCTTAGCTGCTACTCAGAAAGAGAAGCTCGCTTCACTTGCCGAAAGTGTTGAGTTTGAAAGTGAAGAAGAATATCGTGAAAAACTGGAGATGCTGAAGGAATCATATTTCCCAGCAAATAAAGCTCCTAAAGCACATACTGAAACCCTTTCTGAGGGTGTAGACCATTCATCCGAATCTGTTTCGGATACAATGGCCGCATACCTGAAGACTCTTCAGGCTGTTGCTAAGAACTGAATTTAACATTAAATCAAACGTAAACAATCACAATAGGTACACGCAAATGTTCCATTCCGAGCATCTGCAGGAAAAGTGGGCACCTCTCCTCAACTATGAGGGTCTTGATCCAATCAAAGATTCCCATCGTAGAGCGGTAACCGCAGTCCTGCTGGAAAACCAAGAAAAGTTTTTAAGAGAAGAATCTGCATTTAGCAGCGGCTTCAACCTGATGGAGTCCCCAACTAACTCTGCTGGAACCGGTGGTTTCACTGGTGGATCATCAGCCGCTGGTCCTACCGCAGGTTTCGATCCTGTTCTGATCTCACTGATCAGACGTTCAATGCCAAACCTGGTCGCTTATGACTTGGCTGGTGTTCAACCAATGAGTGGTCCTACTGGACTCATCTTCGCAATGCGTTCTCGCTACAACAATCAGAGCGGAACTGAATCATTCTATAACGAAGTTGATACCGCATTCTCTGGTCAGGATGATGGATTCAACCTCACTGGAGGTTTCTCTGATGTTGTTGCTGGTCTCGGTACTACTGCACAGTCAGGAACCAACCCAGCAATCCTGAACCCTGTCGGAACCGCTACCTCAACCGCATATGATGTCGGTCAGGGTATGGTAACTGGTGACGCAGAAAATCTGGGAGCTGGCACTGGTGATCAGTTCAACCAGATGGCATTCTCAATCGAGAAGGTCACTGTTACCGCCAAG